CAAAGACCCGGCCAAAGAGCAGGCTGAAGAAGCTGAGCGCTTGTTCAAACCGTTTAAAGCCAACGGTCGCGAGATGAGCATCCGTTCTGCTGACGAAGGTATTCGTCTGATGCAGATGGGGGCCAACTATTCCAAGAAGATGGAAGAGTTGAAGCCTCAACTTGCTTTGGTGCGTTCTTTGGAGCGTGAAGGTCTGGCAGACATCGAAAAGCTGTCTTACCTGATTGACTTGCACAAAAAGAACCCTCAAGCTATTGCCAAGCTGGTTAAAGACGCCAACTTCGATCCACTGTCTGTTGAAGACGATCAAGTCTCCAACTACAAGCCTGGTAACTACCAGACCTCTGAAAAAGAGATGGTATTCGAAGAAGTGCTCGATGGCCTGCGTACTCTGCCGCGTTACAACGAATTGATCGACACTGTCGCCAATAAGTGGGACGCAGCATCCAAGAACGCAGTTGGCGACAATCCAGAAGTTCTGCGAACTCTGGGCCAGCAAATGGACAATGGTGTGTACGACCGCGTCATGGACGAGGTAAACCGCCAAAAAGCTCTGGGCAACCTTCGGGGTGTCCCGATGCTGCAAGCCTACCGTGATGTAGGCCAGCAACTGGAGAAAGACGGGCAGCTCGCTGACCTAATCGCTCCGCAAAAGCAAGGCCAGCGTAAGCTGGTGACACCGGGCAAGGAAAAAGCCCGGGCAACGCGCGAAGCGGACGAACAACGCCGCAAAGCAGCTGCACCAACCCGGAAGACCGGTAACCCGGCTCCGAAGAAAAAAGTCGTCGATGTGTGGAACATGTCCGACGATGATTTCGCCAAACTGAAACTGTAAGAAAGGGGACACACCCAATGGCTGCACCAAACCCGTACAAACCGGCCGCGTACAACGATCCTGCAGGCGGCGTGGATTCGAGCATTGGCCCACAGGCCGTAACCTCGTACCACCAGCGCCAGGCCCTGATCGAAGCTCGTAAAGAGCAGTACTTCACTCAGCTGGCCGACGTGACCTCCATGCCCAAGAACATGGGTAAAGAGATCACCAAGTTCCACTACATCCCGCTGCTCGACGACCGCAACATCAACGACCAGGGTATCGACGCCTCCGGCGCCACCATTGCCAACGGTAACCTGTACGGTTCCTCGAAGGATATCGGCCTGATCCCGGGCAAGCTGCCGACCCTGTCCGAATTCGGCGGTCGTGTGAACCGTGTTGGTTTCACCCGTAAGCTGCTGAAAGGCACCCTGGAAAAGTTCGGCTTCTTCCAGGAATACACCCAGGAATCCCTGGACTTCGATACTGACGCCGAGCTGTCGCAGCACATCAACCGCGAAATGATCAACGGCGCGGTGCAAATGTCCGAAGCGGCCCTGCAAATCGACCTGCTGAACTCGGCCGGTGTGATTCGCTACGCCGGTGATGCCACCAGCAACGCCACTGTCGGTAAGGATGACGTTGTCACCTACGACGACCTGATGCGCCTGGCCATCCAGCTGACCAACAACCGCACCCCGCGCATGATCAAAATGATCACCGGCTCGCGCTACATCGACACCCGTACCGTCGCCGGTGCCCGTGCCATGTACTGCGGTTCCGAACTGATCCCGACCCTGCGTGCCATGAAGGACCTGCACGGCAACCCGGCCTTCATCCCGTCGCACATGTACGCCGATGCCGGCTCGCTGATGACCGGTGAAATCGGTGCGGTCGACGAGTTCCGCATCATCATCGTGCCTGAAATGCTGAAATGGGCCGGTGCTGGTGCCGACGTTGAAGCTGATGACGTGTCCAACCACGAAACCGGTGGCAAGTACGACGTGTTCCCGCTGCTGGTCATCGGCGCCGACTCGTTCACCACCATTGGCTTCCAGAGCGATGGCAAGAACCAGAAGTTCAAGATCTACAACAAGAAGCCTGGCGAGCAGACTGCTGACCGCCTGGACCCATACGGCGAGATGGGCTTCATGTCCATCAAGTGGTACTACGGCTTCATGGTCCTGCGCCCTGAGCGTATCGGCATCATCAAGTCCGTTGGCCGCCTGTAAGGGCTAGCGAAAACCAATCGGGGAGCCTAGTGCTCCCCTTTTGGGTACCAGCTACACCAAACCCTATTAGGAGACACACATGTCTGATGAAGTCCAGGTAACCGAACTCGAAGCACTCAAGGCGCGTGCAAACCAGATCGGTCTGAAGTTCCACCCGTCCATCGGCGTTGAAGCGCTGCGTAACAAGGTCAATGCGGCTCTGGCCGGCGAAACCGTCGATGAAGACGAAGAAGAAGACGACCTGGCCGAAACCCCGGCAGCCAATGCTTCGATCCCCAAGCCTACCGTGACCGAACCGGCCAAGCCCCGTGCGCTGACCGCCAACGAACTGCGTGTACAGAAGTACAACGAAGCCCGCAAACTGGTGCGTGTGCGCATCACCTGCATGAACCCGATGAAAAAGGAATGGCAAGGTGAGCAGTTCTCGGTGGCCAACCGTAGTATCTCGATCAACCGCTTCGTTCCTTTCGAAGTGGAATGGCATATCGAGAACCTGCTGTTGCAGACTCTTCGTGACCGTCAGTATCTGGCTTTCGTCAGCAAGCGCGTGGGCCCACAGCAAATCGAAGTGAAAGAGCACCGCATGATCCGCGAATTCGCTATCGAAGTACTGGACCCACTGACCCCGGCTGAGCTGAAAGATCTGGCCCAGCGCCAGGCCATGGCTGCTGGTACTCAGGAGTAATAACGCATGGCCATCGCCCCAATCACCCTGGCTGACCTGACGGAAGCCAAAGTCGAGGGTAATGGTGCCTTCGATACGCTGATGCGGGCAATGGTCGGCCACCTGGAAAAAGAGTTCAAACTCAACCGACTCCGGGGTGCCGACTACGCCAACGTCTACCTGAACTCGCTGGCACCGGTGTTGCAAAACGCCACCCTGTTCCTGCTGCAGAAAGATGAGGCCGCCAACAAGGCCGCACTGGTCGATGCGCAGGTTCGCCTGACTGAAGCGCAGATCAAGCTGGCTGAAGCAGAGCTGGCGAAGGAACTCCTCAACAAAGACCTGATTGCCGCGCAGATCCGTAAGATCGACCGCGAGATTGTTTCGGCTGACGTTGCTGACGATCATGTCACTGCGCAGACCGGCATGATCACCGCGCAGACTGCGAACGTGGCGAAAGAAGGCCTGATCCTGGATAACCAGCTGGTTGTGTCCGCCAAAGAGATCGAAAAGATCACTGCCGACATCTCCATGCTCGCTAAGCAGGAACTGAACGTTGTAGCCGACACTGCGAACAAAACACAGCAGAAGTTGAACCTGGTTGAAGAAGCCAAGTTGACTACGGCACAGGCAGCCAAAGTTACTGCCGACACCGCTGTGTCTACGCAGCAGAAGCTCAACATGGCAGAAGAGTTGAAGGCGATCACGGCGAACATCGCTAAGATCACAGCGGATACTGCGGTGTCCACCCAACAGAAACTGAACATGGCCGAGCAGTTGAAGCAGATCATTGCCGAGACCGCCAAGGCAACGCAGGAACTACAGAACCTCATCGCACAGGAATGCCTGTTGCGTGCACAGTACGACCTGACTGTGGTGAACAAGCTCCAGGCTACGGCCCAGACTTCGTTGATCCAGCAGAAGCAGGCCACCGAGCGTGCTCAGATCGTAGAGACTGGTGTTGATGAGAACTCTGTGATCGGCCGGCAGAAGACGCTGTACAAGGCTCAGTCTGATGGCTTCCAGCGTGACGCCGAGCAGAAGGCAGCCAAGTTGCTGGTGGATAGTTGGTCGGTGCGCCGTACTACGGACTCTGGTACTGTAGCCGATGCAACCAACATGCTGAACGACGCAACTATTGGTCGAATGGTGACGAAGCTCCTGACAGGGGTTCAAGCCTAACAGCAAGCAGCAAGAAGGGGGCCTTATGGCCCCTTTCTCATTTAGGGGAACTACATGGGTCTTTTCAGCAGTAAAACCAGCTACAAGGTCAACGTGACCGTAGCTGACGTGTTTGAGGATGGTGCCATCCCAGACAGCGCACGTAATGGAATTACCAAGGCCATCATGGGCGGCACTGACGTACAAGGGCAGATCATGGAGGAACTGAGTAACTCCATTGGTGTGCGTGCAAGCTGTGGCTACACCTGGGCAGCCAAACCAGGTAACTATCCACTTGGCATCCCTAAGTCGGATATCAAGTCGTACATAGACGCAGAGTCGGTGGTAAAGCAGGCAATCCAAGCCAATATTGGCAGGACTGTCACACTGGAGTACTACCGCATGGCTCCGCTCAATGCTATGCACTTTGGGTGGCAGCACTGCTTCACAGCACTGCTATACAACCCTGCAACCAACGAGCTGGTCAAGCTCACACAGCAGACGGCCAACAAGAAGTGCTACCTGGTAAATATGGTCGTCACGGTGCGTAAAGTGCACTATGACTGGATGGTGGAAACCAGTGACCTGGGTTGCCTGGATCAACTGGGCCCATCACCCAAATCGGGTTACTTGCCTTCGGCGCCGTTCAATAGCTTGCCCTACGTCGGCTCTTACGCTGAGCAACCTGACTATGAAGTGTCCAGTGTTGCAACTGAGGACTACGTTACAATCACCTACGAGTATGAAGACTCCCCGGGCGTTTTCGTGCGCCGCGGTGTGACAGTTACCATGGCCGGGTATTCGGATGACGCTGACTACCATATGGCACGCTATAAAGACTCCACAGGCAAAGTAGGCTTCTTCACCTATATGCACGGGGCTGGCACGTACCCATTGGTGGACATTGTGTTCCAGGCCACTGACTTGGGCATTGGCACGTACTATCCATGGGTTTACTACCGAATTGGGCGCCAGACGGCCCAGTCTGCCTTAACTAACGACGAATACCAGGCAATGGTGCGTTGGTGTCACTACATCGGTGTTGACTACGACACTATGAACGACGCTGTAGTTAAGGACGTAGAGAAGGACGACGTAAGCCAGGTCATGATGTGCTTTGGGGTAAATCCAGGCGGCGAAGAGCAAAGTGAGTTGGAATACCTATTCAAGCACTTCGACCGACTGCACGCTAACGCAAAACCGCAGCCAGGCTTGGTACCGGACTTGTACGGAAAGATGAACGCCTTTACCTCCAGTCCATCTCAGTTCCAGCGCATCAAGGACAAACAGTTCGCCATCAGCTACCAATTCTCGGGAATAGTGAAGGTGCGACGCACCGGCGTGGTAACTGGTGTAAACCAGTACAAAGGCGCACTCAAGGATGTGCCGCAGAACGCGCAGACGTTTGCTACCCAGGGCCCTAACGGTGTGGGCACTGGCACCAACGTACCCACGCAGAAAGCCTATGTGTACCAGCACCAGGTCAATGAGTCGGTGTATGACGAAATTGCGGTGTACAACCTGCGCATGAACTATGAAGTTCACACCAAGAAAGGTTTTGCCGCAGGTCCTGGCGACGACACTATGCTTATCCCCGCTGACCGCGCCATTGTGGAAACCATTGGCTTGGACAAGCGTGAAGACCTGCTGTGTCGCTCCCTCAAGCTGATGGTCAACACGGTAGTCAAGATTAAGCAGCCGTGGTACGCCTCTGGTGCGTTCAGGGTTCTAATGATGATCGTGGCAGTGGTGATCACTATTGTGTCCTTGGGGGCGGCCTGGCAATCCATTGTGGCAGCTGCGGCGCTGGGTGTGGGTGCTTTGGCACTGACAGTGCTGACGATCATCGTCACTGGTTTGGTTATCAAAGTTGGTGTGCAGCTGTTCGTAAAAATTGTAGGTCCTGAGCTTGGTATGGTAGCCGCCGTGCTTGCTGTGGCGGCTGGCGCCTACGGTATTGCCGCTAACGCTAACTGGGGCGAGACACTAATCAGTGTTGCCACCAACCTGGCGGACACCTCGGCTGAAACCATGCAGGCTATGTTCACCGGTGTTATTGATGAGCTGACCCAGTTCCAACAAATGTCGGCCGGACTGTACGACAGCCTGGCCGAGCAGAAGGACTTGTTGGGCCTAAACTCCAACATGGCTGGCCTGATACCCGATGACTTCATCAACAAGCAGCCTATGATCATATTGGGCGAAACCCCGAACGACTTGTACACCCGTACTGTTCATTCGGGTAACATCGGCGCAACTGGGTTCCTTGCGACTCAGTACTACCACGATACGGCGCTCACACTGCCTCGTATCAATGACACACTCTCTTTACAGGAGCGAGACAATGGCCTGGCCATATTCTGACAATCCTTTGAGCGCTGCCGACCTGGCGCAGTCGCTGAACTTCGGTGGCGCTGCGTTCAACGCACCGGGCGCCACCCAACTGAACACCAATGCCCTGTTGACGGGCTCTGGCCTGGGCTCGGCTGCTTCCGAGGCTGCCGGTGCTGGTGGCAGCTTCATGGACGCTTTCCGCAACATCTTCAACATGGACAGCGCCTTTGGCAAAACCAAGGACGGTGTAACTACCATGGGTTGGGCGCCTGCGGCATTGGGCATTGGTCAGTCGATTTTCGGTGCACTGCAAGGCCGTCAAGCGATGGGGCTGGCCCAGGACCAGCTGAAAGAGTCCCGTCGCCAGTTTGACCTGAACTTCGGTGCACAGCGTCAAAGCATTAACACCGAACTGGAAGATCGCCAGCGTGCGCGCGTGGCGTCTAACCCCAACGCTTATGAAAGCGTGGATACCTACCTGGAAAAGAACCGGATTCGCTAATGGCCAGCCCAATTACTTGGCGGAACGTTGGTAACACGGTATCGGGCAGTGGGGCCTCTGGCCTCATTGCTCAGGCGCAGCAGCAGACGCAGCAGGGTATGAATGCCCTGCAAGATCTGGTTCGCGCCAACGTGAAGCAGAACCAACAGAACCAGTTGGCTACCGCCGCCAACAACACCAATGATTACCTGGATCGAGTAGCAGCCGCCGACCTGGCTACCTTGGCAACGCCCGAGGGCCAACAGGCGCTGGAAGCTATTCGTACTGGTTTCGGTACCGCCATTGACCGCAATGCTACCCGCAACGCGATTCAAGACCGCCTGGCCGCTGGCCAGAAGGCTGCGGTGCAACAAGGTCAGTACGACGACTTTGTACAGGGTCGTAACGAACGTAGTGCCGTAGACAGCCTGTATGGTTTGGCTGCGGCCAACGACCGTGCTGGTGTGGAGCGCGCACTGGCTGAAAACCAGTTCTTGGATGAGGGCGCCCTGCGTAAAGAACTGTACGGCACCCTGGACCAAAACCAGCAACGTCAGTACCGCGCCAACGCTGAAGGCCGGGCCAATCGTGCTGAAGCTCGTTCGGCGGCATCCCACGCACTGTCCATGGAGACTGGGCGCGAGAACCTGGCCTACGCCAAAACCATGCACGGTGAAGCTGTGCGTAAGGTCAACGAAGCGCGTATCGGCGATGACCTGGCCAACCAGATATTCGGTGAGCAGCGTAACAACGCCCAGGCCCAACAGTCTGTGCTGGCACAGATCGCTGAAGACAACGGTGTGGGCCTGCAAGCCGACGGCACGCTCAACTTGGAAGTCATGTCCCCTGAACTGCGGAGCAAGGTGACCAAGGAAATGTCCGATGCCGGCCTTGGCGGGCAGACTGCTACCAAGGCACGCCAGCGTTTACTGTCTCAACTGGACGAAGCTGGTGTATCTGGCGAAGGCAAGAAGAATGCCCTGTTGCAGTACGACAACCTACAGTCTCTGTCTGGTTTGGCGCCTGAAGACCAGGCCCGCGCACAGAATGCGGCTGCAAACGCTACCCGCGAGATTACCGACACACAAACCCGGTTGACTGAGGAATACAACCGTAAGGCGCAGAACAACCCGTTCATGGCACCGTCTAATGACGCCATTGCTGAAGTGAACAAGTTGGGTGCGCAGTTCCAGAAGGAAAACAACGATCAGTGGCTGAGCACTGACGTTAACCTGCAGTCCTTCAACCGGGCGGCTACCAAGTTGGCTACCGAGGGTATTACCGTCAAACTGGACGGTAAAGAGACCAACATCGTGGTACCACCGTCTGTAATCGAGATGGCGGCACGTGATGTTGGCGCTAACAAGATTGCGGCCGAAGGGCCTGATGTACGCAAGGCTGTAGAGCGTATCTTCAAGGAAAACCCTGGTTTGCAGCGTCAGGCTGTAGAAGCGCAGACTGGACGCGCAACCTATCAAAACGATATGGCAAAACTAGGCGTTGAGAAGATTAAACGCGAGAAATCAGTACTGGATGCTTACAAAAAGGAATCCGGTGTTGTAGTATCGCCCAACGATTGGATTGACGCGGCTTTGCGGAGGAATAAGTAAGTGGCTAATGAGTTCGACCTTACTAGCTTTTTGAACAGTCAGGCGGACGTTGAGGCCGGGGTTACCCCGGCTTTCGACCCTATAGACTATACTCCGCGTGCTGGGCTGGACATGATTGGTAGCCAGAAGGTCTTGGACCTGGACCTGGCCAACCAACGTGCCACCCGCAACGTTGAAAACGCACTGGTGGATAAACTGGGTCTCGAAGCTGACTCAGCGCTGGGTACTGTCGTCAACGACGGCGCTTCGCTGTTCTCTGGCTTGACCCGTGTAGCCGGCAACCTGGCTACCCTTCCAATCGACGCTATTACCCAAATCGGCCAGGCCACTGTGCCTGACGATGTCATTTCTGCGTACACCCGCCGTATGACCGGTGAGGACATTCAAGAAGGCGATGACGCCCTGTTGGATGCCATTGCACCAGGCACTGAAGAGGGTGGTGTACCGCAAACTTACTTCCAGCGTATGCAAGGGCTGCAAGGCCTGCGCGACGTTTCGAAGAACATCGCTGACACATTCGACTTCTCTTCGATTGTTAATACCGACCGCCGTGACGAACTTAGCGATGACATTCGCGAAAGCACGGCCGCTGGTGTGGCAAACATCCGCGAAGGCTATGAGTCTGGCGATCTGCTGCAAACCGGTAAAGGCGTGGCCCAAACCATTGGTAATGCCTTGGTTTCTGGTGTCACCAACCCTGGCGCCGTAGCTGAGTACGCTGCAGAGAACCTGCCGCAACTGGCTGCTGTTGCTGCCAACCCTGCGCTTGGTGTAGCCACCAACGCCGGCTATGGCTTCAATGAACTGCGCGAGGGTTACACCGACTACGCAGCTGAGCACAAAGGCGCACTGCCACCAGCCGCTGACCGCAACAAGATGGCCTTGTTTGCAGCATCTGCTGTTCTTGCCGAGCAAGTGGGCGATATGTCCATGCTCCGCGGGTTCACCAAGGCTGCCAAGACTTCTGGTGTCGGTTCGGCCGCTAAAGGCGTGGCCGGTGCTATGACCAAGGAAGGTATCACTGAAGGGTACCAGACCTTCGCTGAAGGTCAGGCACACCTGGAAGACCGTTCTCTGGAAGAGATTGTGGAGGCTGCTACCATCGGTGCGATGGTCGGCGGTACCTACCACGGGGCAATGGAACTGGCCAACACTGGCCGTGCCCAAATGGAGGCAAGTGAACAACGTGTCGCCACTGAAGCCGCGTTTACCACTGCTGTCGAATCGGGCGACGTTACTGCCCTGTCTGACATGGAATCCCCGACCTATGACCCTGTCCGTGCAGTCCAAGCGCTGCAAGAGACAATCAAAGGCGGCGATGAAGTGGCTGTACAGGAAGCCGTGGCCAAGTCTGATGAGATCCAGCAGGACCTGGCGAAAGAAGTGTCTCAGCTGGAGGTAATGCTCCAGACGTTCGAACCAGAAGCAGTAGCTGACGTAGCTGCCCGTCGTGAAGCCCTTGTGGCCAATCAAGGCGATGAGGCAGAGATTGCACGCTATGACGCTTTCTTGGAACGTGCTGCCGAGTTCACTCCTGAAACCATCCAAGGTATGCAGGAATACCACGCCGAGCTAAGTCAAAAGCTCGTCGATGTTCGTGCTGCCGCCGAGCAGTTCCAAGTAGCCGCCAGCCCGGAAGCTGATGAGGTTGCTGCGATTGCTCAACAAGCATCTGCCGGGGATACCAATCAGGCTGACCGCCTGTTGACCCTGACCATGATCAACCCCAACTCCGTTGACACTGCGGTGGCTTCGACCCTGGCTGAGTCGGAATCGCTGAGCCCTGAGCAACGTACAGCCTTCAAGGCCTTCCAGGCAGCGCAAGTAGCCGCTGATAACCTGCAGACCATTGAAGGTGTTCGCTCGGACATCACTACCGGTGGTGACGGGTTCAAAGGGGTACCCCAGTACCGTAACGCTATCCGCATGGCCCTGGCCCAAGGCAACGAAGCTGCTGCCCGCTCGCAACTCGAAGGTATCAGCAAGTTCGCCGCAAGCCGGCAGTCCAAAGCCGCTGCAATCACCGCTGCTTACGAGCAAGTGAAAGGCACCGGTAATTCGGTCTATTTGGCACCGGACGCGAAAGGTCAGTGGGCACCAGTACCTGCACAGGTAGATGGTGGCATTGTGGTGGACGGCCGCTCCTTCAAGCTCCGGGACGCTGTGAGTTCTGAAGCCGAGTACCTGGCCCGTGTTGCAGACGCTTTCACTGCACTGGTAAACGCTGCACCGAGCTATAAGCCTGCCCAAGCCACGGCAGCTGTAGTTCAGGCCCCTACTGTTGTGCAAGAAGCACCTCAAGCAGGGGTAGCGCCTGTTGTCGAAGCCCAGCCGCAGTCGGGCCAAGTCAACGTTGAACAAGTGGCCCCTGTAGTGGAGCCAGTCGCAGAACCGGTAGTCGAAACCGGTGAGCTGACTGCTATCCGCAATAAGCCACAAGAAGAAGTGACCGCGGACAATTATCGTCAGCTCAACTTGGTTGGTGCGCTGTTCGAACAGAATCCGGGCAAAGATACCGATGCGTCGCAAAAACCCCTGGTCAAAGTCGCTGACTTTGCTGCCAAGGTTAAGACCGACCCATCTGTGGTATATGAGTACCTGGACCAGCGCAAAGAGCTGTCCCAGCCGCAGAAAACAGCGGTGGCTCGTTTCTTCAAGTTCAACACTTGGGCGGACTCGAAAATCCGTGAACAGTTCAAGGTCAAGAACCAAGACTTCCGTTTTGTCGACCTTGCGCAATATCTGGTGAATGACGACGGTTCTCTGGACGAGAACGTCGTGACTGCTACTTCTTACAGCATGTTCACCTGGGCCAACGAATCGGCCACACAAGTTACCAATACGGACGAGTCCATCAATGCCATCCTCATGCGCGATTTGGATGAGGACATTAGCAACACTGAGTACGCCGTGCTGGGTCGGGTTGGTACCCGTGAAGCGTTCATTGCCGCACAACTGGGGCAACGTATCGTTCAAGCACTGGGCCTGCGCGCCAATGCCCAAGCATCCGAGAGCGAAGTCGCTCGTCTGGAAAGCTCCCTGGGCCAGCGTGCTATCAACGCCATGGTTTCCCTCGGCATTGCCGAGCGTATTCAGGTGCCTGACACTCAGCTGCAACCGCTGATGAAGACCGGCGCCACCCCTGATGCCAAACTGCAACACACCTTTATCCGTGTGAAGGCGGAGCAGGTTGACGGTAAGTGGGTTGCTGTACGCCCTGTCCAACTCGTGCGTGAGGCCTCTACTGGCTCGCAGTCTGTGCTGTCCAAGCTGTTTGGTACCGAAGAGTCCGGCGTAGAGCCGAGCTACACCCCGGTACCGTTCACGCAGCAGACTGCCAAACGGACAAACCAAGATGTACCTAAAGTACTGGCTTCGATCCTGGAAAAAGAAGGCAAAAAGGCACATGTAGTCCGTCAGGACATGTACCAGCTGTGGGGCAACCTGTCCCAGCAAGCCCTCTACGAAATCGCTGGTGTTGTCGATAGCACCGACACGCCAACCCACGTTGAGAACCGTGCTTCCCGTGAGGCCAAGAATGATGGCCTGAAGGCGCAGGTAGACAACTTCAGCGTGTTCGTAACCAAGATGGTCAACGACCCAAGCACTAATGGCCTGGAACAAGAACTGTTCTTCGGTCGCTCGGTGTGGAAGCCCCAGCGTGTAGGCCTGACCGCCAACGTGATCAACCCGCAGACCTCCAAGGTCCACCGGCACATGATCAAGATGGCTGGCTGGAACGCTACCATCGACATGACCGACAAAGCCCAGCTGGACAACTTCAAGCTGCGCGTGATCGAGGCATTCGATGAGAAGACCGAGTCCAAGGCTACTGATCTGGTACTGCAAGGCTACGACCAACTGGTCAACCGCCCGGGTGTGCAAGACGCTGTAACTGCGCTGGCTGAAATCCTGCGTGGTGAAGCCAATGACACACTGGCCAATGAACAGAAGATCCTGGCCGGCGTGCGTGCCACCGGTAACAACTTCCACGGTCTTGACGCACTGGTAGCGCTGGCACACCAGCACAACGCCGTGCGCAACGGCGCAACTACCTTCGACACCGAACTGATGGGTGAAGTAGACGGTCTTACCAACGGCCCGATGCTTTCGTTGCTGATGCTGGGTGCCAAAGGCTGGGACACCCTGAACCAAGGTGGTTTCTTCTCCCTGGAGCAGGAATTCACCCAGTTCAACGATTACAAGGGCCTGGGCAACCTGGACCTCTATGAAGGCACCATTGCCGAGACCCTGAAGCGCCTGGGCAGCTCGCAGGTACAGCTGATGGATGCACTGCAGCTGATCACTGGCAAACTGCAGAATGACGACGGCCGTGTGACCTCTAAAGGCCGTAAGATCATCAAGCAGCCACTGACCGCCATGATGTTCGGTTCGAACACCAAGACCGCGGTACAAGGCATGGCTGATGGTTTCATCGAGACTATCTACAGCTCGATGGAAGACTACGCTGGCAACCGTGACGAAGCCGGCATGAAACAGCTGCTGGGTGCTGTAAATACCCTGATGCGCAACAAGGCGCCGAAACTGAACGTGAACCTGGGTTACGACCTGGCACTGAACACCAAACTGACCGAGCAACAGAAGCGTGCCATCAAAGACACCTTCTATGATCTGATCGGCAAGCCGACCGAAGATGCGCTGGGTGATACCTACGCTACCTTCCTGGCGCGCCGTGACACCATTAACCAGACTGCTCAACTGGCTTGGAGCCTGTACGACGCTGCTGAACGTGCTGTGACTGCCTATGTCATGGACAACAGCCCCGACGTACCGCGCCGTAAGCAAGACGGCGAAATGCGCCCACTGCGTGCACTGACCAAGGCCCAGCAGGCTGAAGTCAAGCGCATCCTGGGTGACATGGAACCTGTGCTGCAAACTGCACTGTCCAAGGCTAGCAATCAGCCGTCGGCCGGCATGCACATGTCGAAGTCGGTGCGCTCGCTGGATTCCAGCCAGCCATACCAGTCCGACATTACCTTCGGCGTGCCGGTGCCGACCTTTGACCTGTCTGGCAAGCCAGTACAAGTACGCCTGCGCAACGGTGAGTACCAGTTCCCCGGTTCGACCAAGAACAGCGGCCTGCGCCGTCAGAACGTCGACCCTGGTGTAATGCCGTTCATTACCAGCATCCACAGCTCCGACTCGATGATCGCCTCGTCGGTCTACGGCAAGATGGAGGCGTTGAACGTGCACGACGCCCTGGGCGTGGACCTGAATGACGTTGCTACTGTTGGCCAGAACCTGAACCAGGCCACCTACCAGACCATGCTGGATTACAGCGCCCCGACCGCCATGGCCGAGATGTTGGACCACGTACTGCTAGGTATGGGCCGTCTGATGGCTGACCCTGAACTGGCTGCGCGCATTCAGCCACTGCTGGCCGAAGTCATGGCCCAGCGCGGCGACAAGAAGCGCGGCAACTTCACCGAGCAGCTGCTGTCGATCCGTCATGTGGCTGAACAGGCAGATACCGACAAGCTTAACTACCTGGCTTCCATGCGGGCCGTTGGCCAGTACGCTACCGAAGGTGGTTCGTACATCGTGACCGACGCTGACCGCGCCGCTGCACGTGATGCCCTGGCCAAGGTTGGTTCGACGCTGTCCGAAGATGCTGTGTTGATCGCCGAGTCGCTGGACGAAGCCGCCAAGGCTGCACCTGCCGACCTACAACCGAGCACCTTCAAGCAGCTGTCGTCGCAGTCGGTGACCACTTTGCAGCCAGCCACCAGCTTGAATGCCTTGGACAAAGCCAAGGTGGAAAATCCTGCGGTGCGTGCTGCGCTGGAGCAGAACAAAACCCTACACGAAGCGCTGGGTACCGTGCCTGCTGCTGAAGCTGCCGATATCATCGAAGCTGTGAACAACGTCACCGCTACCGCCAACGTGTGGGGTGAGTTGGGCCGTCCAGTCGTTGATAGCGACCAGAACCTGGTAGACCTGCTGGCCGGTACCGAAATGACTGCTGGGCAGCTGGCCCAGGCTGTTGGCGAGTACGCACAGGACCCGTTCACCAAGAAGGTACTGGCCATGGCTTCGCGCTCGCTGCGTAACATGCCAGTGGTTTACGTGACCCCAACTACCCCGGTTGACGGTGTGCTGGGCGCTGGCGTGGACAAGTCCCGTGGCTGGTACGCCCAACAGGGCAATCGTGAAGCCATCTACGTGAAGTCCCCTGACTTTGTTGAGTCGGGTATCACTACTGAGATGCTGACCCACGAACTGGTACACGCTGCACTGGCCCAGCTGGTTGAGCAACATACTGGCACCAACACTCAGGTTGGTCGTGAAGTAGCGCGCCTGGAAGAACTGCGCACTAAGGCTGCTGAGTTCATCGGCAACAACGGTCCGCTGTCGGCCAAGTACGCCAATGCCACGGGCAATGTCCATGAGTTGCTGGCTTGGGGCCTGACCAACCAAGACTTCCAAAGGGAAGTGTTGGCTGCCATCACCTTACCTGCGCGTGCCAAAGGCATGCTGTCGGGCCTGCGTGACTTCATCCAGTCGCTGACCGCCATGCTGTTTGGTGGCCGCGTGAACGAAGCGTCGGCTATGGGTCAGCTGGTTGCCAGCGGTGCGTACTTGTTCAAGGCTGCTGCTGAGACCAAGACCACCCGTGACAACCTGACCCTGCGCTACGAAGACGCGGTAAACCATGTCAACGCTATGACTGCGGCCCAGGTGTTCGATGGATTGGCTGCCCTGTCTAAGCGCCAATCGCCGGCCGCTCACCAAGAGTTCATGCGCAGCATCATGGCTGACCTGGTCGAGCCACTGTACGGCCCATACGGCGCATTCAAGGCGGACGCTGCGGCCAACAAAGCCAGCACCCCAATGGATGTGTACCTCAAGGCACTGGACACCGGTAAGCGTCCGTTTGGTAGCCAGGCCTTGACCCACGAATTCGTACTGAACGCCCAAGAGGCCTATGTACTGGAATCGGTGGAAGCCTCGGTACTGCACGCCATGGAAAACCCGGCCACCCTGTTCGTCCGTGATGCCCTGGGCAAGCTGTACGCCCAAGCCCGCGCCGAACTGAAGCCGCGTAACTTCCACAACGGTGACTGGAACACTGCGACGGATGCCGAGCAAAAGCTGGCTGAAGCCAAGTACGAATTCCTGTTCAAGGCGCGTCAAAACGCCGGTGGCAAGAATGAGTACCTGGCTCGCTTCGCTGCACTGGGCCTGGCTTCGAACGAAGTCAACAACGTGCTGAACTTCGCCACACCAGACGCCACTGTGCCGCTGAAGACCCTGTCGTGGGGTGGCGCAATCATGGAACTGTTCCGCCGAGCCATGACTGTACTGGCTTCGCTGCACACCAAGGTGCGTGCCGGTGACATGGCCAACACTGCGCTGGCCACCCTGCTAGATCAGCTGGTGGATATTGAAGCCAAGCGCAAAGACCGCCTGGCCAAGCAGAAGGTCAATGGTCTGGATTCTGTGGAGATTGCACTGGGCGCCGTAGGCACCCGCGCACGCGAGACTATCGATGCCCTGGGTCAGTCCAACTTCTTCCGACAGTCGTCTTCGCCTCTGGTGAAGTTCGTGGGCGTGGCTGCGTCGACCCTGGCCGCTGACCGTGTGACCCAGGTCCTGGACCACATGACCAAGGTGCGTGACGCTGCGCTGAAGTCGAAGCACGGCACCATCATGGGTATCGTCAGCGAGATGCGCGGCTCCCATGACGGCAACATCGTGGCCACTGCTCTCTTCAAGGAAGCCAAGAAGAACGAGCAGGAGCGTAAGCACCACATTGAGTACACCGTTGCCCAAGTCAACGAAGCATTCGCTGATGGCGGCGCCAACCTGGAGCCACAACATCGTGCTGCGCTTACTCGTGTATTCCTGCGTACCAACGCTGCTGCCATTGCTGATGTACTGGGTACTGCTGGCCTGAAAGAGTTGATGGAAGACCCGGCCAAGATGGCAGCACACCGCCGTGACTTGGAAGCTCAGGTAATCGCCGCGGAGCCTGAAGCGCTGTACATGATCAGCCAGACCAAGGACCTGGCCCATCACAAAGTTGTAGGTGGTTCGACCAGCTCTAAGCTGATGCTGAACACGCTGAACATTGCCAACTTGACTGGTACTGCCAAAGTAGGCCAAGCCCAGCAAGCGGCGGTTGTTAAGCCGCTTTTAGACCAGCTTCTCGCAGTCTACGCACTGGAATACACCGGTACTGCTGACAAGAAGCTGGCCATGGAAGTGTTCCGCACCGAATCGAATCGTGGTGCGCAGAACGGGGTAGATTTCATCCTCAAGCTGCATTCTGGCTTGCAGAAGAAGTCCGGGGAGCTGCTGTTCAAGGGTCAAGAGACTATGCAGGCATCTGCGTATGTCCCTGAGATTACTGACACCAATATCGAAGTGATGCTGGTGGACAAGGCTGACCTGGGCAAGTACGAGCGCGCTGGCTACGTCCTGGGCACCAACCTGCAGCATGACCCGGCGTCTGGTGTACGTGACAACCGTGTCCTGGTCACTCGCCGCGGTTCGGGGCAAGCTGGTCTGTTGACCGGTGCGATGAGCTACACCGGTATGGGCCGCAAGGGTTCGAGCCCGTCTACTGAAGCGCTGAACGTGCTGCAAGGCACTCAGGTTACTTCGGCTGCCCATAAGGCGCAGATCAACGCTGCCAAAGCGGCTGTTGAGCATGAACTGTTTGCACGCTCCCTGGCTTACGATCCTCGCAAAGCCAAGCGCGGTAATATGGTTCCAGTGCTGGCACCTAACGGCCAAATCGCTGACTGGCGCTACATGATGTCCGAAACCAGCCGCGATGCGCTGCTGGACCGTGACAACAGTGTTGAACAGGTCTTGGGTGTGCTGTCGGGTCAGATCGTGGACAAAGTGTCCTCGGCTGCACAGAACGCTGACGTTGTCCGCTCTCTGCGCGACCAGTACGACGCTGACTTCAAGAACCGTCCGGCCAGCTACTTGGTAGTGGGTAAAGACAGCACCGATCCAGAACTGCGTGAGCTTTACACCCTGTTGCCTGAATCCACCAAGCGTGAAATCAAGCGCGTGTGGAAAGACGACAACATGCGTATCCCAGCCGACCAGTTGAACCTGATCATGGGCTATCGCAAGTACAGCCTCACTCAACCGTTTACTGCGCTGCCGGGTGACCGTAACTTTGCAGAGAAACTGTTTGTGCAGGTTGCTGAGCACTTCCTGGGTGATAAAGCCGCACTGCGTATCGGCAAGGCCGAAGACGTGATGCAAGAGCTGGTAAAAGAGACCAAGGACATTCTGGTGGTGAAGAACATCGTTACCCTGGTGGGCAACATGATTTCCAACCTTACTCTGTTGGCTTGGGAAGGTGTACCGGTGCGCAAGGCTATCGCCGCACACGCAATCGGCCTGAAGGCTGCCGTGGACTACCGCCGCGACAACAAACGCCTGCTGCAACTACAACAGGCTGTAGAAATTGGTTATGCCGACTCCAGCGTGGCTGAAGGCGAGATTGTTGAGCTGCGTGACCGTCTGGCGCGTAACCCGCTGAAACCACTCATTGATGCTGGCTTGATGCCGACCATCGTTGAGGACGTTGAAGCTGACGACTCGCAGTACAGCTACAAGTCGCGACTGCAAACCAAGGTGCAGAAGTACACCAATAAGGTGCCTGCTTGGATGCGTGAAGTCGGTAAACAGGTCTACATGACCCACGATACCGGCATCTACAAGTTCCTCAGCCAGGCTACCCAGCTGTCTGACCTTGTAGCGCGATATGCCATGTACGAACACACCATGACCCGTGCTCGCGACCCGCTGAGTCAGGCTGATGCGTTGAAACAGGCTGAAGAGTCCTTTGTGAACTACGACCTGCCGTCGCACCGGAACATCCAGTTCCTGAACGACATGGGCTTGGTTATGTTCACCAAGTACTACATGCGTATCCAGAAGACCATCATGCGCTTGGTTCGTGAGAAGCCTGCACGTGGTTTGGCTCTGGTTGCAGCTAACCATGCTTGGTCTGGCTTGGACTCCATTACTGATTCGTACTGGATGAACAAGCTGGGTAATAACCCACTGCAGGATGGTGCGTTGGGCTACTTCGGTGCTCTGGACGAACTGCCGGCCTTTAGCCTGCTGAAGTGAGCTAGGAGCGGGGTGGTGGACTCGAACCACCGCCTTAAAGCCTACGAACCGATGTAGGCATAAGGTCTGGCCAAGGGAACGTCTTCGGGCATATATACCCTAGAGGCCCTTTCCCTGCCCCGCTTGTAACAAGTTGAAAGCCCCTAACGGGGCTTTCGGCGTTTCTGAAGCGGCTGAATGATCAGTTCTTCAATGCAGAACCACAGGAACACGCCTATCAGGCCAACTACGCCCACTATGGCGATAATCACGCCAATTATTCGCAGTAGGAATCCAAAGGCGATAAACATCGCGATTATGGACAGCCCCGCTGCGAAGAAGACGCAGATGCCCAAGAAGGTCTTGAGCAGCGCCCGCATTACAGGGTGACGATCGCATAACCGGCGGCCGCCAGCAGTTCCTTGGCGCGGGCCACGAATACGTGGTCAGCACCTGGTTTGGTGATGATCTTGCCTAGGCTTTCGGCACGCTCTTTGCTGATGGCGTCTGCCGGGGTCACCGGAGCTTCCGCTTGCACCAGCACATGCACTGCCGGGCATTCGCCGCAGTGGCACGGTGGATATTCAGCACGCAGCGCTTCGGTGATCAGTTCCAGCTTGGTGGGTTCACGCTCGTTCGCGTATTCCTCGCCGCATTCCTGATGTTCGTTAGCCCCGACTTCACCTTGCACCCGGTCACCCGGGCGGGCCAGGTCTACGATACTGGCCAAGATTGCATTGGTGGCCGCGTCGGCGTTGGTCACGTTACGCAGGTTGTTGGCCGCGTGGGCCAGCGTTGCAATCAGGTTCGCTTTTTCGTTATTCATGTAACGTACACTCCTAGTTATTCAGGTCAAATCAACTCTATGGTTTGTGCACCGCCAAGCGCTCAATTATTGGGACCACGAGTTGACTTGCCAGAGTAACCAGTAAACTGGGGCACTCCTGCCGACTTACATCTGTTTCCAAACACTTTCATTACACAGATTCACATGCAAATCACACAGATCCGCTATTAATGTGAAAGAGCAGCTTTCGCAGCGACTTGTATCTCTCTGTTGTACTTCGCAAACCAGTTTCAACTACGGCGAAACCGGTTAACACGCTTTCGCGCGACATATTGCTTGCTTGATTCTGAAAAGGCTAACGCACTAGGCATTAGTTTCTCAAAGAACACTTTCGTGCAACTCACATCTATTGTGGCCGTCAGCCGGCCATAGACTTTCGTCATACTTGTTTCATTGCCCCTATTCCTAATCTGTCCCTCTGGCGTCTTCTTGCTTACGACAGAAAGTTAACAATACAGAGGATTAATATTAGGTTTAGGTAATGCAGTTATTCAGGCTGCATTGGACTGGAGACGATCCACCCACTGATTGGGGGTATTGCACTACCCCTTGCAGGCGACCGGCCCGTCAAAGCTGGGCGTGTTGACGCACGCTTGTCATCTCCAGTCCAATACAACCTTTCGGTGTATTGGGTTTTTAGTTGTTGTCTCAACTTACTCGCCGTTGGCTTATAGTCGAACTATTGCGAGTCTCCCGACTACCATGTGGCGTGATCAAAGGCGGTGATTAGATCGTTATCCCTGACGGGGTCTCAGTGCACGCTTCGAGCGTCCACGTGCTAATGGCCGTTGGGTATTTCCCTTTCACATGGTTTCCAGGTTTTTATGTACCTGGCGGACATACGCCCTTTAAGTGCAGGCGGTGAACTTCCCCTGTATCCGGGGACAGGATTACTTCAACGGCAGCAGCGTATTCGCGCCACCGTCAGTGACCAGTGTGGTCGGCACATCACCCTTCCAGGTTTCGACCTTCTTCAGTTCGATGTACTGGGGGTTGCGGCGCATGGCTTCACCGATGGTTTCGATGGCCTGGGCCTGGCCTTCAGCACGCAGGATAGCGGCGGCTTTGTCACCTTCAGCTTCAGCACGTTGCTTGGCTGCGATGGCTACGGCCTGCGCTTCTTCGTTCTTCAGACGGTCGGTGATCTGGTTGGCTTCCACCTTCTTGTTCAGCTGTTCGCGTACCGTATCCGGCAGCTCCAGCGAATCCAGCAGGTAGAGGTTGGTCAGGATCAGGCCGTGCTCGGCAAAGTGGGCATGTACACGCTCGCGCACCCGCGTCAGGAATTCTTCCTGGCCGGCGCCGTAGATCGCGTCCACTTTCACTTTACTGGCTTCATTGGCGAAGGCCGTCTTCAGCACTTGGACCATGTTGGTTTCGATGATGCCGTCCAAGTCCTTGCGGTACTTGAGGAACAGCTTCGGTGCTGCGTCTTGCTCCGCGTAGGCCGTCACACCGATGGTGGCGGTCAGGCGGGCGCCGTCGGCGTCACTGAACGAAACCTTGCCCAGGTCTTTATTCTGGTCGAAGGTCTTGAAGGTGTACAGGTTCTCGGTGAACCCGACGATATTCCAGCCCGATTTGGCCGGCTTCATCTGGACGCCCTTGTCGCTACCTACGGTAGAAACCAGTACGCCAACCTCACCTGGCGACACTTTCTGTGGCATGCAGCCGGTTGCAGCGATGCACGCGAGGCCGACGGCCAGTGCACCAAGAATGTTACGAACGCGCATTGCGACGTTTCCTTGTGTTGGTTTTGTTTCGGGCTTTGTGAATCATCGCCCCCATGTAATAAGTGACCAGTCCCCAAAAGAAGACTGCGCACACACCCGCAATTACCATCGAAGTGTCGTCAGCAGACAACAACTGCGGTACTGCGGAACCGAGCAGGGCGGCAGTTGCAAATCCGTAGATAAACAACAGAATCGACCAAGCTACGATCTTGTGGGGGTTCATACCTTGTTTACGCATGTAGCACTCCCTGTTAATAGGTTGGGTGTCTAGATACACCCTTGACCGCCACACTGATTATTTATATTGCCGTAGTGCGGTTAAAGCGGCAATTAAGGTTTGAGGGGCGCACGAAGCAGCGCTTGGTTATCCCGCGTTGGGCCTCAAAGTCTTTAGTAATTCTTTGTAGAGTTTTCCAGCAGCAACAATCCGAGGTTTTGCCTCTTACCACTATGCCAGGTTCGAATCCTGGTTTGAGACATACAACAATTGGTCTCTTAGGGGGTTTATTTTCGAGTGGCCCCACCAGTGAACACAATATCCACTCAAGTTTAATTAGCACCGCTTTACTGCGGGGATAGCTGGGTTTCAGACAGCAGTTTGCTGCCTTGGTACTAACATCTACACCATTCCGTGAAGTGGTCTTCCCAGGGCGATTAAACAACGCTTACCCGTGGCCTTTGGGCCATCCAACCAGTATCGGTAGTTGCACTGACCGCTAACTGCGCTACATCGGGGCTATCCGTGCTCCCGGTTAGCCTTAATAGACAGTGCAACTACCGATACTGCCTCTACTGCAGGATGCTGCCGCTTTGCGGACGCTAAGCCAGTAAGTAGGAGGTAGTCGGGTTTATTTACGTGGTTGGCTCCACGGGGTGATTACTGCCCTTCGATGAACTCGTCTACAGCAGCTTGTTGGAGACTTTCAATATCCCGAGTCGCACCGGTTACCTCACGGAAACCAGCATCCCACTCCTGCGCTTTCACGTTCGCGTTTTCCACGCTGGCGCCTGTATAGGGGTTGCTGACCGTTTGGCCAGATTGACCGAGTACCGCGGCACGCATGCCCTGACGGAACTCTTCACTGACCTTGGTCAGCAGCTGTTCGTCGCTGGTGCCTTGCATCTGGTGGGCACTGGCGTAACCCAGGTAGCTTACGCCTGTAACGATGGTGCTGGCCGGGAAACCGTGCTGGTCCCGGGCAGCTTCCATCGCGACGCTTTGCATTACCTTGGTCGGCCGGCCAACCGTGAGGCTGGCCGGCTGCCACGAACCAGGTACAGGCACCATGAACGACAACAGGAACCAATGCTGCTTCTTGTTGCGGTCCATGGTTTACGCCTTAGCCGAACAGGTTGTCGTCGTCGCCGCCGGCGGCCGCGGCTTCGGTGGTTGCGGCGGCAGTGGCTGGGGCTTCGGTCTGCACTTCAGGCGCAGGCTCGGCGGCCTTTTCCACTTCCGCCTGGGTCTCGCCGTTCGGCTTGGCTTCAGCTGCGGCTTGCTCGCCGTCCTTGGTGGCCGACTGTTGTGCGGCAGCTTCGGGCTTGGTTTCAGCTACCGGGGCCTTGGGCGCGTCTTCGGTCTTCGGCGCCGGGTTGGTGTCCAGCTCGACGGACAGGGTGCCTTCTTTACGCGACTGGGTGAACTTGGCTTCGACCACTTCCGGGGAGAAGGCGGTCATGCCTTTGGATTCCAGCAGCATGCAGATACCGGCGATGATGTCGTCGTGGCCCAGAGTCAGTTTCATGTGTTGTTGCTCCTTTACCGCATAGCGGCGAGTTGTTGGTAAACTTGGGTGTTTAACCCGGCGTGAATCGCTGCGCAGGCGTCGGCCATGTGTTCGGCCAACGATGCGTTCAGTTTCCCGTTGTGATACGGCCATGGGGCATTCGGGAATTTGGTCATGGCCCACTCGATCATTTCAGCTTTGGTGGCTGTCTTTACACCCACGGAACACAACTTGACTTCCAGAGGTGACACTTCCAGAAACGGCGCGTCGAGTGCACGCGCTGCCCCCAGTAAGGCTACGGATACCGCATATGAGACCATGCCCCGGGCAGACTTGCTGCCATAGGGCACTTCAGCGAAACAAAGGTTCGCGGCCTTCATATAAGGATAGACCGCCTTGAAGAGACCGGTGGCTATGGCCAGGTCTTTCGAGTTTGCCCTGATGTTTTTGCCCGTGGGTTCAGGGATGCGGAATACGTCCAGGCGGCGGATATCCACCTCGCCTGTCTCCGTATCCAGCTTCCCAGCGGCCAGCCCCCAGTTGCGTAGGCTTGGGTCCAACCCAAGTACGTTGAGGATGGCCAAGGCCTTAAACGCCGGCGCGTTCGAGACGGCGGCGCAGCACTTCGGCGTACTTGACCATGATGCCTTCCTGCGCCTTGAGATCCAGGATCTCTTCAGGCGATACGCCGGTTTCAGCGGCGGCAGCTTCGTCCAGGGTGGCGAACTGGTTGAGGAAGGCGGACAGGCCGGCCAGGCGAGCGTTCAGCTGGAAGAATTCCATGATCACACGCTGGATGTGGTCCGGCAGCTTGCGCTGTTCTTCGGTCAGCGGCGCATTGCCGCGGTAGCTGTCTTCGGCCAATAGGAAGCCGGCATACGGCCACAGCTGATTGCGCGCATCGTTGAAGCTATACTCTTCTGCCAGCTCCAGCTTGAAGTTGGCCGGATCAACAGTGGTGTTGATACCGAACAGCTTGAAGCCATTGTGCAGGGTGAGGGTACAGATCATCACCGTCTTGCAGGGTTGCAGGACGAAGTCTTTCGACTTGATCATACTGTCCAGCATTTCCGGGGTGACGCGCTTCGCAGTCAGGCCCATGGCCTTCAGGCGTTCTTCCTGTTCTTGTTCAGTCTGCAGGGACAATGCCGTGCTCCTTCAGTTGTGCTTCGAGTTGCATGATCCGCTTGTACGCCGCGTAGCCAGCCGGTGAATTCACCTTCTTGGCTTCGGCGGTGATCGCCTGCGCGTCGCGCGAATCAATGGGGATGATGTCCTGTTCAGGGACCAGCAGCACGCGGTTAGCGTCCCAGTCGAACCCCAGGTTGACACCTTTGATATCAACGCCGGGAGTGCCGCCTAAACGGCCGGGTTGGTGCGTAACTACGCACACCCGGCACTTACTGGGTCTGCCAACAGCTGGCAGCCGGTTCAGGAGGTCCTGAACCGAGAACATTAGCCGAACAGGTCGTCGACTGGCTTGCCGCCGGCAGCGCCGGCAGCGGCCGAATTCGCACCGCCCTGGGCCAGGCCAGTGGTCTTCACGCGGTTCTGTTTCTGGCCGGCGTACTTGGCGACCCAGTCACCGTGGAACTGAGCGTTTTCGGCCTTGGCGCGGAATTCGGCGATGGTCTTCTTCGATTCGAAGTCGAACACCTTGTCGAGTTGGTTCTCGACGCGGGTTTCGGCAATCGGGTCGTACTTGCCGGTGGCTTCGTTCTTGACGGTCTTGTTGACTTCGACTTCCAGGATGCCCAGGGTGATCTTCTTGCCGACCACGGACATGTTCATGGCAACTTCGGTCGGCAGCTCGGCGCTGGCGTCCTTGTTCCAGACCTTGATGGTCTTCATCTGCCAGTCGCCATCGGCCAGGCCTTTACGGCTGGCCAGCAGGGCAACGCTGTTCATCTTGTTGAAGCCAGGCAGGAAGTTCTTCTCGCCGTCCTTCTCGTAGAAGTTGTCGCCGTTCTTGTTGCTGGTGCACTCACGCAGCTTGTACTTCTTGCCATCGACGGTTTCAGCGTGCAGCTCGACGAAACCAGCGCCGGAGTCATACTTACCGGCCCAGAAGGCGGTGATGGTCATGTCGTAGCTGTTGGAAGGCAGCAGGAAGCCGCCACCCAGGCTGTCACGCTCTTCGCCACCGACTTTTTCGTTTTCGAGGGCTTTGGCTGCTGCGAATGGGTTCAGGGACATTTTTCTTTACCTATGTGGGGTTTTGTTTACAAAAAGCGCAGAAGCGCCCGGAGGGGCGCAATCAGTCGTAGAATTCCTGGAGACGGTCGATGACCAACTGGATATCATTATCCATGTAGGTTTCGTGCTCGTCCCAGAGGCCCATAGGGCCGCGGATACGGCTATTGACCGTTTCCTTGGTGATCTGGGTTTGGAACACGTGCTTGTAGCCCACCAGGCGCTCACGCTCGGTGATCTTCAGCATATCGTGTTCTTTGACCTCGTCATTCAAGGTCAGCTTGGTGGTAGCGATGACAATGGAGAACCACGCCTCGATACCGTTGTTTTTCAACGACCCGGCTACCGGCACCGCGGTTTCCATCACCATTTCTTTCTCATTGAGCTTGGTGAGGGTGTGAGCGGTGAAGATGACGATCTTGGAGCTGTTGGCCACCAGATCCTGCATCACATGGCGGAAGTATTCCGCGAAATCGCCCCAGGCCTTGCGGCCGTCGGCAGCAGGCTTCACGAACTTGCTGACGTACATGTCCAGCAAGAAAGTGAGGGTGTCGACGATGATCACCTTAACTTCCGGGTCATCCTCGGCTTTGGCGAACGCCTGGTCGAGTTGATGCGGGTTGGTGATGGTCAGGTCGTACTTGAACTTGGTGCGAAAGGGCAATCGCTTGCCAGCTTCGCAGTTGAGGTACATGACCGACTCTGGGTTCTTCAGGTTGCGCAACGACGCGGATTTACCCGAGGCCGAGGGGCCACAAACCAGGACCAGATGGTCATTGATGCCTTTGGACATACAGTCCTCCTTTGAAATCGAAAAAGCCCCCGGATGGGGGCCTATTTACGCTACACGCGCCATGATGCGCTTGTTAACGGTCTTCATGATGGTTGTCATGATTTCCATCTCATCAAGCTTGTCTGGCAGCTTCTGATTGAGCGCGATGACCTTTTCCATTACTGGATTGGCGTCAAAGCCGGCGTCCACCAGGATAGTGGCGAAACGGAGCAGCATATTGTTGCGATTGCCGTCACCGGTGTTGTTGATAACCCAACGTTCCAGGTTATCCATGTGTTGCTGGGTTTCCAGCTTCACTTTGCGCTCTTCGTTCTTCGAGGTCTTCG